TTTACCTGCGTATGTTGTTAGTTGTGGTGCTATACAAGTGTTATAGTCGTTCTCTATTACTATTGGTAGTGTAAACGTCCAACCACTTACTGAGTTATCAAATCTCTCTGTAAATGGCTCTATCGTTATATCTCCCTCTGTAAAGTATGCAGGACTTTCGCCTTGATCTGCGTTAGACAAGTATAAACTCTCTCCGTTCTTTAGTGTACCTATTAAGTCATTACAAATACTAAGACAATCAGACAGAACTTCTTGCTCGTTACTCTCATCAGGAAATACTAAATCCATAATAAAGATTTGAAAGTTTAAAGTCATTTGATTATTCTGTGCTACTGCATTAATAGGATTAATATGCATTAAAGGATATAATGTATTCTTCTCTAAGTCTATCTCGTATATATCTCCAGTAGTTACAGTTTTTATTTGTAACTGATTAGCACCTAATTGTTTTAAGGTATCTATTGTATTGTTATAATTCTTAAAGTGTGTCATCTACTAACTTTTTTTGTTTCGTTTAAATCAACTTCATAAGTAAGCCAAGTTAAACATTCATATAAACTTAATTTAGTTATTCTCTCTAAGTTTACTATACTACCTCCTGTCAAATTATACATCACTCCGAACCAAGACCACTTTGTTGCAAACTTTTCATCAGTAGTGATTGTTTCACTTCCTCCATCCGTTCCATCAAATACAACGGCAAAATTGTCGATAGTTCGTTGCCTAAAGTCCAAAAAAAAACCAATGAACTATTTACATCTGCTGCTTTCATCTTCTTAAACTTCTCCGACCTCATCCGTACACCACTACCATTATATTTCTCAATAGAATAGTATTTACCATTCTTCTCTACTACTGGTCTGTAAAGAACTGCCATTAACTTAGCTAAGTTCTTTTCCATTCCGTTTTGTATGTAGGTTTCAATATCTGCATATTCTCCAAGAGTAATTTCTGATAGATCAGGATGAAAGCCATACTCTACATCATCTACCTTTATTATTCTTTTTAACCTACTACTAGCTTTGTTTTGCAACGCAGCTACTCTGTTTAAGATATTAGATACATCATTTATACTTAACTCTTTTACGAGTTTTCTAGGTATATCAGATAACAAGCTAATTGTATCTAATGCTTCTTTGGTCTTTGACTTACTTTTACTATCTATAAGTTTAGCCCATTTGTCAAGTGTTACATCATCCCAACTGTTAATTAGATTGTAAGTGTTTTGCTTACCATCTTTCTTAATGTTTACCTGCATAATATATAATAGAATTTATTGTTATTTAGTTTAAAATCGTACATTTGTCACGTTTTCAATTAGTTTTTGTTTAATTAAGGTGTAGCTTTTATAGTTGCACCTTTTTTATTGAACAAAGTATCTACCTGCGTTTGGATTGTCTAAATGATATATTACGTTATACCTAATACCATCTATTGCGTGGTTATAACTATCTACATATAACTTGCTTCCTTTGTCTGCATAGACATAGTTGTTTAACTCTTTAATTATGTTTGTTGATTCAGAAGTAACTACTAACTGATAATCTTGCATACGAGTTACACCACTTTCTATAGTTCCTTTCTTTACTGGCTTTATGTTTACTCCTAAGTGTCTTAAATCTTCTATCAGTCTAGGTTCTGCACTATCTGCTATAATTAGTTTGTTCTCTACCTTTGCTAATACTATCTTAGCTAACTCGTGAGATTTTAAACCATTACGATATATATGCTCTTTGATATATATCTTCATTTTCTTTTTGTCTATAGCAACCTCAGTAAGACTATCAGGATCAACAGAAAAACCAAAGTCCATTCCACAAGATGTCTGTAGGTTATCAGGATTAAATTCTCCTATTGTCCAGTTATCAAATACTACTCCCTCTGCTTTATCTAACCAACCACCTAGAATCTTATGCTGATACTTTTTAAAGTTAATGTCTTTTAATCTATATATTCTTTCTAAGAAACTTTTAGATAGGTTAGCTTTATTATCTAAGTATGTGGAGTGTATGTAGCAGACATTGTCTTTAATGCCGTTAAAACCATCTCTAACCCCTCTCTCCTCAAAGAATCGTTTGTATATCCAATGTTCTTTAGTAACTGGATTTAAAACAAGTATAATTCTGTTCTGTATGCTTTTCTGTCTAATACTAAGGTCTATAGTATCAAATATGTTTTCATCTATAAGTTCCTCTGCTTCATCAAGTACCCAACACGATATTCCTTGTAATGATTTAAGAGATGCAGTTTGGTTTCCTGATGATGTCTTGATACCTCTAAATAGTATATCACTTTTTGTTGATGTATTGACTACCTCTGACTTGTTTATACTAAATATAGAATCAAATCCTAATAGACCTATCTTTTCTAAGAACTCAGGTATAATAGATAAGTGAGCAGATACCATAGTGTATCTTGTAAACAACACTCTTATACCTTGTGTCATTGTAAGTAATGTTAGAAATACTGTAACGGCATAGGACTTACCTGATCCTCTACCACCTGTGATTATATAGTATCTACAGTTAGATGAAAATAATGCACTATATTTTTTATTCAGTTTCGGATTCAACAAAGTTTATTATAGGTATATTTAAACTCTCATCATTTGTTGTTACATCTACTCTCTGTTGTGGTTTACCATAAAAATACTCAAAGAATAATTTAACTGCCCATTGTTCTTTATTCTTTAAACCTATCTCTAATGACTTTAAAGCATCTGCGTTCATAGGTGTTAAGTGTTCTATTAACTTTTGTTCTTCGGCTTTACCTTTCCTACCTGAGCCTTGTCTTTTACCTCCGTGTGTATTCATTTTGAAAAAATTTGATTAATCAAGTTGTATTATATAATAGAAATTATTGATATTCATTTGGTAGCATTAGTCTTATCCCTAGATCAGACAAAGCCCATATTCTTATTTGGTCTGCATATATTTCAAATGCTTTTGTGTTTAAAGATGTTGTACTTACTATCTTGTTTATTCCTATCTTCTTATTGTTTATCTCTACCATCTCCCACTCATTAAGAAACTTAGCCCTTAGTATATCGTGCATCTCATCATTGAAGTAACCTAACTCTTGTGCTAATACTTGTACTATACACTTCCAGTAATAATTGTTCTGTACGTTAGACCTTGTGTTTCTATGTTTCTTTACATCTACTGTGTAAGGACTTTCTATATCTTTTAAATAGTTTACTAATTGCATCTTGTCTTTTTTATCGTGTATTACAAACTTCATTAGCTTGTTAGTTTTTCTTTAGTGTCTTTCCACATTCTATCTTGTCTTTTACTTAGTGATGGTTCTGTTCTTCTTAATTGAGGAAAGCCATTAAACTCTTTAGCTATCTCTTGCATATACTCGTTACATTTAGGACATTCTGTACCAAGATTGACAACCTTGCCATCTATGACTTTCATAGTTACTTTGCTTAGTTCTTTTTGTATTTCACATTTATTACATTGATATATTAACATAGTTTTTGTTTTAAAAATAAAGGAGAGTATAAAAACATTTAATAATTATTATGGCATTATGCCTACCCTCCTTTATATATGACTTATTCTTACATTCTTTTTCTTTTGTTGTTCTAACTCCTCTAACTCAAACTCTAAATGGTGTATAGCTTTCTTTATACATTCCTCAGGAGAATTATGCTTAAAGTTTGCTCTTAGTAAATACGTTACTGCATTACCTACATTCCAGTTTAGTTCCCAATCTGATATTACTTTTCTAGCTTCGTATTTATAATTCTTTCCTATATAATAATCAGGTATCTTATTTTTCATATTTTATGTTTTATATTTTTCTACTATTTGTCTTATTCCGTGATAGCAACTATTTAAACAAGAACCACAGTTACTTGTAGTTTTATAGTTGGCATTATATATAGTATTATATAATTCTATCATTTTCTTTTTTACTGTTACGTTCTTTGCTACTCCTGTCTTTACATCTTCCCAAATCAATAAACATTCATCTATTAGTTCTTGTGGTATGTCATCAGGTCTTTCTACTTCTGTTGTCTTTCCCCAATACTTCTGAGGACACTCCATTACGGAAATTCTTGACTTGATTTTCATAAAACATTTACAAACGGAGCAATTTCCTAGTAACTTTTTATAATATACACAACTTCTACATATTTCCATACGTTCTTGATACACCTCATCTTTAACAAAAAAATTACTCATCTAACAATTCTTTAAGTTGTTCTCTTACTTTATCTATAGTTGTAAACAGACTGTTTCTACTTATGCCTGTTTTTTTCGCTAGTCCTGTAAGTGTATTGCCCTCGTAGTAATATAACTTAAATACAGAAGCATCATACCAGTAAATTTCTTCTAATGCTTGATCTATA